GGATTCTTTACTAATTTTTTCTTCTGCATCCAAAACTTTACGCCTATAATTGTCATTGTTATGTAACAAACACAATCCAAATGCTATAGCTCGGTCTGTGTTTCGCTGTCCATAAAATGACAACTCTTCCAGTAATTCATAAAACCATATGTCTGCAACTGACGATCTGATGTAATCGTCCATTAAGTCTTCCATATATGACTTAACTTGCTTATTCATATGTACTCCGTATGTATTTCTTGTCAATGTTTTTATATTATGTGCAGACGCAGGCTTTTCTTTTAAATACTTTTGCATGCCTTCTTTTTTAAAATAATCTATAATTGCTATTTTAGTATATTCTATCAGCATTTTAGAATTATAATACACTGCAAGTTTTAAAACGCCATCATAAAAGTCTTCCTTTCTCTCAGGCCTGTCTGTATATTCTGCTACTATATAATCACCTGGCTCGTCTACATTTAAAAACCTTCTATATATCATTGCGCACCCCTCAGACGTACTAGCCCCTGCTTGATCTTGATCATAGCTATCTACCCCTCCCACGTCTAAACCAACGAAGTTGGTTCGCGGGTGGTCAAGTATTTTGAATTTTCCGTGTGGGTGTGGTTCAAACTCCACGGCTTCCAAGCCGTTGTCGTCCACAGTCCAATGTAAGTTACCTTTTTGTATTTGACCTTTAAACTTAGAATCTGACATGATTCTAGCACGTTGCCCGTTAATACGAGAAATGTCAAACCTGCTAGACTTGGTGTTTAGAAACGCCTCCTCCACAGACATAGGATAGTTTTGTAAATGAAGGTTGTATGCTTTTTGATCGGTTTCTACTTTCTTTCTATCGTCTAGTAGTTTTTTTCTAGCTCCAGGCTCATCTTCTATTCCCGACTGAATATCATAAAATCCGTAGTACGCTCTACTAGCAGGAATAAACATAGGAATAAGATTAAACGCGTCTGCGTTGTAATACATCTCCATAAAGTCCTTAGAAGACTTAGTAATGTCACCACCCGTACCACCAATCACTGGAACGCCATATTGTATGTCTCCATCCATAAAACATGCTTTGGAAGACATGTATGCGTTTTTAAGACGTTTAAACTCCCCTGCTTCCTCAAACACCATAACACCTAGACGCTCACCCTTAAATACTTCAGGGTTATCCATTGTTCTGCATATAATCTGCGACTGATAACCGCCTACCTCCCATTTACCGTCTTTGTTCTTTACTTTATATCCTGATTTATATATTTCGTCAGTATCACGTAAAGTGGAATGTCTAAAATTAGAATGAATATTATTAAGTCCATTTTTTACTTTATTAAAGAATGATGTAGCTGATGATTGCAGTCCAGCTGCTACACCAACATCGTTAAAGGGAAAGAATGTAAATTCGTGAGCTAATAGGCCAGAGTTCATATAACTAAAGCCTTTATCTCTAGCTTTTATAACTATCATACCTTTTTCTTCGTCTTTGCACGTTTCAAACAAATCAAAGTACTCTTTATCCATTTCTCTGTACCAAGGACTAATTAAAGTCTTACGATTACCTCTTTCGCCAGAGTTACCTAATATTTTAAAGTAATTTAAGTAAAAGTAATATTTGCCTGAGATTTTATCCATACCTCTAGGCTTATAACCATTTATGCATCTATCACGCTCTTGCTCCCAGTACTCTTGATATGATATAGAGTCTGGACTTAAATCTGGATGTCCATTGTTTACAACAGGTCTGTACTTCTGTACATCATGCATCTTGGTCTCTGTTTAGTTTGTTTTCTAAAAATGACATTTGTTTATCACCGACAATCTTTTGTCTTTCACCTCTACGCTCTATTACGTCTAGCAAAGTCTGACGTGTCTTCAATATCTTTTCTATCCCAATCATTAATTTCTGTAAACTCTCTGCATTGTCGTCATTGATAATCATACTGTTCATATACTTAGTAAACTGATCAATTTTTGCATTGAATGCTATAAGTTGTTCGTCAAGAGGATCAAATTGTAATTTTTTATATTTTTCTACAGCAGCCTTTAATACTGGCTTGTTAGCCCCCTTCCAACTGAAATTGTTATATAAATCTTTGCTAACTGCTTTTGCTCTTTCGTCTATAGACAAATATCTATATGGGCTTTCATAGTCGTGCATTAACGCCACCCATTTCATAGCTGTCTCACCCATACCCTCTGCTGCAAGCAGTTTTTTAAATTCTGGAACAAGTGTTACGCTATCAGCATCTTTATGGATGCTACCCTTTTTGCTCACCTTCAATAAATACATATTGCAAAGTTAACGTTTTCCTTCCAAATAGATTCTAAGCATAAATCTGAACTCTTTTTTATCTATTACAAAATACTTGTAATTTATTATGTTAAAATCGTTTTCTATTATCTTAGGTGACATTTCGTAAAAGTCATTTAATAGATTGTCAAAGTCACGGTAATACTTTTCTATACAATACAATCCATTATCAGCGCAAACTATTTTACCGTTTTCTAAGTTTATATCCATTGTACTACAAAGCTATGAAAAAAAATTTTTTGTTTTGGTGAATGAGGGATGCTATATGTGTGTATGTCCCCCTTGCACACTTATAACCTTAGTAGGGGGTTCAAAATAATTAACCAGAGCATAATGCTCACAAAACTAATTACTATCATGTCTATACTACATGACCTAACAATCCTCATCATTCTCGGAGGATTACTAAACTATGTCGAGAATATAATAACAACTAATAAATCTAAAAATTAAAATTATGAAGTTAACTATTAAAAATCTAGAAATAACTGAACAAGTTAAACTAGAAGAAGTACAAGTAGAAGTAACATCTCAAGATATAAAAGAGCATGGACTAAACATTGTAACAATTATTAAAGAATTAAAACCTCTTATTAAACCAATTATAGATAACGAATATAAATCTAAAAACTAAATTATGTCACTATTATTAAATCTTATAGTAAAGCCTATCTTATTAGGTATTTTCTATGCAATCTATTTATGTACAATATTCACAGGAATATATTTCTTCTTAAAATATGTATTTAAAGTAGATATACTTAAAAGTCTTAGAAAGTAAAATCAATTATTAACCAATTAAACTATCTCAAACATTATGGACAACAATAAGTTGAAGTCTATAATCTCTGAGTCATTTAAACCTGGTATGAATCAAGGTGAAAAAGCAATACAAGCTTATCACAAGAAACATAAATCCAGATCAAGACTCGCAGGTTATATGTTTGGAGTAAACATACGAGGTATGGAACTCCTTATAGAAGATACATTCAAGAAAACTAAAAAGTAAATTGAATAGTAAAACTATAAAAAAAACTCACAATGGTTGTAATAAGGTTCGATTCCTTATGTGAGTTCTAATTGTCCTGAGTAAAATTGAAAGACGTTAAAAGACTCATCTAATATTATGAGAAGAACTCGTAAAACATTTAAACAATCTCAAGATGTTGTTGAAACATTGACATCTGCTTTGGAGTCAACTGCTCCAATAACGATAGGAAAAGGTGACAACAACCAGAGATTTATTGAGTGCCAGGTAGATGGTATTAACTCTACCTCACTTAAACACTATCCTATGCACATATACTCTGACCTGCCTAACAGGCTAGAAGATGTATGGACACAGATGCGTAAACGTAAAGTCTCAACCTTTATGGATTATATTTCATCGTTCTCTACACAGGACAATCAAATAATATTCCTAACAAAGAGATCTGCTAACACGCAACTAGACTATATTGTTATTACAACTAAAAAGAAGTATGACATATATAGACGTAGTATATACAGAAACTATAATATTAATAAAGTAATCTAATGAAATACGAAAAGATTGACATTAATTATGAGATCAATAAGATTGATACTCGTAATAAACTAAAGCTTAAAAACTTTCATTACAAAAAGCAATATCTAATAGATAAAGGCTACACTGTAATAAGTAATAAAGCTAAAAAAGTTACTAACAATTATACAGAAATCTACAATAAACAAGTAGAAGATAGATATTCACTCGAAAAGTTTGCATAAACGTATAAGAGTAAGATATAATCTAATACCCTATATAATCTGTCTATTTTGTAATGATTTAGATAAGAATAGAGTATAACTGTTTGATTATCAGTAACTTAGAACTGTAATACCCTGAACTGTAAGTGGTATAACTGTCTATTTGTTATTTAGAAGTTTAGTACTAATAAGTAATAGTAGACCACTCACCCACCAAAGTTCGGGGTTTTTTAGGACATATGCAAGTCCCGTTTAAAACAAAAGTTGCATAAAAACAAATTATTAATCATCTAAATAAAGAAAGTGAAAACAATTTTCGGTTACTACGTCATTAAAGTACCAGGTACTTGGACGTACAAATTTCTCAAAGCTAAAGACTTTGAGCCTAAAACTATAATGAATTATAAACCAATTGATGTTACTGTCAGAGAGTATACTGAGCAAGAACAATTAGAAGACTGGAAGTTCCTGTCTTTAGTTCGAGACGACTATGCTTACAGATGGGATAATCAATTTTAAACTTTAACTTATGAGTGAAGTACAGTTAATGATAGTATCATTTTTATTTATGCTATCAATATGGTTTCTAATAATACTATTAGGAGCTATAAGACAAGAACAGAGATTTAAGCGTATGGAAGAAAACCTAGAACGCTTTAAAAAATCTCAAGAAGAAGAACGTTTAACCAATAAAAAAGTAGAATAATATGGTATTACTATCAGCAGTAGGTACAGCCTTTGGCGTGTACTGGATGTTAAAAGGAACAAAAGCAGAGTGGGCGCTACGCAACTCAACAACTAGACTTATAATAGACATACTCTACACAGTAGGTATAATATTACTTACGTCTACAACTGGCACACAAGGTGCATTGTTCGTAGGTCTAATCTCTGGATTTGTATTCACTAGTATTAACAAATATGTTTACGGTAAAAAATCAAAGTAATGGATATAGCGATTGAAATATTACAAAAGCAACTTACAGAAGCACAAGGTGCTTTAAAAGAAGCAGAAATGTTATCACAAAAAGAATGTCAGAACTATATAGACATAATAACAAACATAATAGATAATTCTACTGTGTTGTTAGTTGATAGTCTACAACATTTAGAACCTGGCATACTTACTGATGACATAATAAAGTATATAGATTCTCTTAGAAACTTAGAAAACGAATTAAACAAAATTAATAAAATTAGATAGTTATGGTAAATCCAAAATCGGTAGACAGCTACCACAAATTATTAGAAGAAGGCACATTGTCAAGAAGACAAGCGCAAGTGTATCACACAATAATGACGCTAGGTAAATGTACAAACAGAATGATAGCCAAGTCTCTGGACTGGGACATCAATCGGGTAACAGGACGTGTCAAAGAATTACGTGAGAAAGATATTATATCCTTTGCAGGTGACTACAAAGACAAAGACACTAACAGAACTGTAAGTCTTTGGAAGGTAGGAAGCTTTGAAGACAACGAGCCTAACTCACAGTTAAAAGATTTGTTTAACCAATTTAAAAACATTTTTAGTTAATATGGAAAATACATTAAACCTAAGAGATGATCAAATTGAGATACTTAATCATCATAAGACATTGCCTCTTGGTGATGCTAATAATAATACTTTAAAGTTTAAAGATATTCTTTGGAGAAAAGATTATAAGTATCATAAAACATACGCTACTTTTCAATACAGAGCAATTGTAGACTTTGATAACGGATGGTATGTATCTATTATAAATGGGCAATTTACATTTTCAGAATACAATGAGTATGAAATGGCAATATTTAATTCAGATGGACAAATGATAAGTCCTTCTGGAGACTTATTTTATTTTGAAGAGTTAGATAAATGGTGTGGTAACCCCATACACGGAATGCAAGAATCTGATGTAGAAGAATATCTTCTAAAAACATCTAAAGCAGACTTTTAATAAATAACCTTAAAAAATTTAAATAATGTGGATTGTAAATGAATTAAAAAAAGAAAACGTAGACTTTCTAAGAAAAGTTGCAAGAACATCGAAACAAGTGCAAGGTGCTTGTGAAGAAATGTATGGACAAGTTAATAGAACTCCAAAACAAACTTTAATAGAGTTTATTGTTAAATATCACGATTATCATAAAATAAAAGAAATGATAAATAAACATAGGAAACCTCAAGACTTGTTCGAAGAGGTAGAAGTAGTAGAAGAACAAAAAGTAACTCCTAAAAAAGATAAAATGGAAGGAAACCAAATGAAAATTGACTTAGGTCTTGACCTGGGTGCTGTAATTAGTAACGCTGTACAAGGTATGCTTGAAGGTCAGCGTGAAGAACTCATTAATAAGCAAATTAATGCTAAAGTTGAGAAAGAGGTAGCTAAGCTAAAGCCTACTCTAGTACGCATTCCTGGTCGTATAGACGTAAAAATAGAAGGTAAACAACATAAAGCATTTAAAGATGTGTTGTATTACGCACAAATAGAACGTCAAGTATTTATTGCAGGGCCATCTGGCTCTGGTAAAACACACATGTGTAATCAAGTAGCTAAAGCTATGAACCTAAAGTTTAAACATATATCATGTAGTGCAGGTCTATCAGAAGCCCATCTACTGGGACGTATGCTATTTGACGGCACGTATGTAAAGTCTGATTTTGTAGACTGCTATGAAAATGGTGGTGTCTTCTTGTTTGACGAGATAGACGCAGCAGATGCTAACACCATGCTGGTTGTAAACTCAGCATTAGCTAATGGCTCTATGTCTGTACCAAACAGAAAAGATAATCCTACAGCTAAAAGACATGAGGACTTTGTATGTATGGTTGCAGGTAACACATGGGGCAATGGCTCTATAGAATATGCTGGTAGAAACTATATGGACGCAGCATTTCTTGATAGATTTTCTGCATCTAAAGTCGTAGTAGACTATGATGAAAGTCTAGAGAAAGATATATGCACGTATGCACCTATGTATAAAGCATTGTCAGGTCTAAGAAAAGAAGTGGCTAAGAATAAAATACGTAGAGTTATATCTACTCGTGCTTTTATTTCTGCTCAAAGACAACACAGCACAGGTAAAACTGTTAAGCAGTTTATTAATAGTTTAATTATAGACTGGTCTGATGAGGAGAAAAGAAAAGTTAAAGTAAATAATTTATTAAAAGCAGAAGCATGTTAAAAGAAACTTTTGTAAAGAAAAAGAAATTACCTGATGGCATTACATACGACTATGGTATGTTTAATAAGAATAAAGGTGTAGAAATACTACACTATGATTCTGTTGCGCATATGGTAGAGTCTACTGTAGATAATGCTACTAAACGCAAGTATCTTGATAAAGGTGAGTTTGACGAATGGACTTGGGGTACTGAGTTCCAAGGTCTAGAATCAACAACAGAAGCTCTTAGAAACGGTGAGTGTTCTCAAAATACACTAAAACATATAGAAGAGTATAGAAATGTTTTGTTGAATATGGACGGCATAGATGACATGATGAGACGTGCTGATACGTTTAAAAGACGTAGAAAGTTTGGTGAATCAGGATCAGAGCTAGACATAGACAGGGTGTTATCTGGTGATCCAGAACACTGGCAGTCTATGACTCGTGGTAAAAAACAAAATGTTATTAGACTTGGTGTTAACTTTTCTGTGACCTGCGGGCATAGTGAAGAACAGCTTAACAAACTAGGTGCTTTAACTACAGTTGCTGTGGACATGCTACAGCGCTGTGGTTTAGCAGTAGAGGTTGTAGGCTTGTGTGTAGCGCATAAAATAATGTCTAATAAATTAATAGGCTCAAGTCCTGAACAAGGTTTTACCTGCGTATTAAAATCTGCACAAGAAAAACTAGACGTGTCTAGAATAGCTTGTATAGGTATACCTGGTTTATACAGAGCTTTTGGTTTTACTACATGGATTAATTACCTGGAGGGCAATGCTACAAGTGGCCTTGGTTATGGTAATGAAACATCACAGGAGGTAAAAGATTTGTTAAACATTAAACACTTACTAGAAGTTAAGTGGACTAAACAAGGTAGAGAGAAAGCCTTTCTAACCGAATTATTAAAATCAATAACAGAAAAAGAAATATTAGAAACAGTTTAATTATGGAAAAAGAATTTAAAAAGTATTACAACGAAACATTATCTAATTTTAATTTAGATTCAAAACAAGAAACTATATCAGCAGCATTAGGTATACCTGATGGTAGACTTGATGATATACAACAGAGTTTTAAAGATTACATTAAAAACTTTGAAGAAGGTGAACGGCATACGCGTTCACATATCTGGGCTGGTTTATTGTATCACTGTGAGCCACAAAGCTTAATGGAAGTTTATGCGCTTGGTTCAATATTAGGCGCTTTTGAATTTTCACAAAAAGTAGATTTAGAACCAGTGCAAGAAAGTCTATCCAAAAGTATGATGATGACTGCTGCTAGTTACGCAATGTCACAAGGTGTTAAAGCTGCTATAGACAGCGGTGACTATCAGGAAGCAAAGAAGTTTGCAGAAGAATTTCATGAATTAATTAAAAAAATGTAATATGAAAGTAAAGGAGATTATATCAAATCAATCAGTTACTATTAATACAGGTAACTTTGAGAATCAAAAGATTAACTATGGAGAAGTCTGGGAAGTTGAATCAGGTGATAACATAGAAGACTTACAAAAAAAACTTTGTAATCATGTATTTCAAGTAGTTAACACTATGGCTAATCATGTAAGGCAAACAAAAAAGCTTAAACAAGTTGTGTTTAAGAAGTCAGAGCCTACAGATGTACAGCTAGAAGACTTAGAAAGAGAACAAAGATTAACTGATTTAAAACCAGAGTATTAAAAAAAAAGAAGGGGCAGAACGCCCCTTCATAAAACAACTGAAATTCGAACTATTTATTCAAATAATTAAAAAACTAAAACAGTACAAAATTATGAAAAGTTTTAATAATATCGAGCTATCTATCAATATTGTTGATAATTTAGCTAGACATGGATGCTTTAAAGATGAGGCAAAAGAGAATTTTGCACATAAACTAACAATAGATTTTCTTAAAAACTATGAAGAGGCTAAACTTATAGAGCCTAAAACTACATTAAAAGAAAAGACATTGAATGCTGTAGACACAGCTCATAAGTTAGTTGACAATATCTTTATTGGTTTAAAAGAAACATTAAATAAAAAAGACGAAGATGAAAAAAACATTAGTAAGTGATTACGTAGAAGAAAATGATAATTATACATTAATCGTAAACTTTAGATATTATGAAGATACTGGAACGTGGGAGCAACCACCTGAAGAAGATTTGGAAATCATTAAGGTACAATACCTTAGTGAAGACACATATGGTAACACAATTTCTGTCGATATTACTGATTTATATTATGACCATATTGATTCTGACTTATACAATAATGTTTTAGAATACGCAAAAGAACAAGATTAATATGCCAAACTGGTGCTGGAATACCTTGGAGGTTCGAGGAACTAAAGAGGGAATGAAAAAGTTTTATGACAAGTTTAAGTCTAATGATAGAGAGTCATTTGATTTTGAATGGTTTGTGCCTATGCCTGCAATCTTTAGAGAAATTACTACTGGCTTTTGCACTATAGACGGTGTAAAGTATAAGCAGTGGGTAGAAAATGCAGACGGCAGTAAAAGAGGGTTGACACAAACAGAGATAGATATAATGACAGAAGAGTATGGTCATACAAATTGGTATGATTGGTCTCTAGAAAATTGGGGATGTAAATGGAATTGCAGTGATGTAGAAGTCCATGAAGTTACAGATTCACAATTTATTCTTAAATTTGATACCCCTTGGGGGCCGCCTGTAAACTTTATAAACCATTTAATAGAACAATTTTCTAATTTAGATTTTGAAAATGAATGGGAAGAAGAAGGTGGGTATGCTGGTATGTTTGGTTGCATTGATGGACATGAATATAATAAAGATGGTCGTATTGTTTACAAAACAGAATGCTGTGATGTAGATCAAGAGTATGATGAAGACGATCATCATAGTTACTGTCCTAAATGTGAAGAAATAGAGCCGTATACATACACTGAAGTTGAATATACAAATTAATAAAACTATGAACACAGAACAAGAAAAGTTTCTTATTGGCAGAATACTAGTAAGTCCAGAAACATATGCTTTACACGAAGATAGATTAAACAAAATTAGATTGCAAGATCCAAATCATAATATGATATGGAATGCAATTAAAAAAGTCTACAAGTCTGATAAAGCAATAGACCTGGTAACACTTGGTAAGCAATTAGGAATGGATAAAATAGTTCTGGGCGTGTTATTTGACTGTGAAAAGTATGGTTATTCTAACTTTCAGTTAGAGCAAGTCATAGATGATATGGTTTACAATAGTAAATATGAATCTATGGGTAGTGTTTTGCTAGAGATAAATAACTTAATGCAAAATAGAGAACATCTAGACAATATATCAGAGGTACTTAAAAAGGGTATAAACATTATATCAGCTGATAGCGCAAGTGATAACGAAACAATCGTGTCTCAACTTGGTGATTACTATCAGACTTTAACGACCCGCATGGCTACCGATGGTATTACTGGTGTAACAACTGGTTACTCGTGTCTAGACAACTTTACAAATGGTTGGCAGCCTACAGACTTGACAATCATTGGCGCAGCATCTTCTATGGGTAAAACAAGTTTTGCTTTAAATGTTGCATACAATGCTGTTAAGACTAAACATCCTGTAGCTATATTTAGTTACGAGATGTCTGCCCCACAGTTACTACAAAGACTTATTAGTGTAGAGTCTGGTGTATCTCTAAGAGAGCTTAATCAAGGTGCAATAGATAAAGAGCAGTTAGCATTAGTTAACAAAGCTATAGGCGTAATAGAAAGCTTACCTCTTAGGATAGACGATTGTAAAAGAACATCACTAAACTATTTAACATCTAAAATTAGAAAATATGCTATTAATGACAATGTTGAGGTTGTACTTATCGACTACCTCCAACTCGTCTCCGTTGAAGGAAAGAAAAACGGTACGCGAGAACAAGAAGTCTCAATGGTTGCAAGGACGCTTAAAAACCTTGCAAAAGAACTTAACATATCTGTTATAGCTTTATCACAGCTAAACAGAGGTGTATCATTTAGAGGCAATCCTAAACCTACTATGTCTGACCTTAGAGAGTCAGGTGAAATCGAGCAAGCAGCGGATATAGTCTGTCTACTATATAGACCTGAATACTACAACATCCCCTCACTCGAAGACGGCACTGATTCTGCTGGCCTAGCGCAGATTATATTTGCTAAAGGTCGTAATATAGGTGTAGGAGAAATTAATATGAACTTTGACGCAAGTCGAACTAAATTTATGTCAAGAATATGAACGAAGTAGATATTGTAGGGTGGGCATTTATTGGAATGCTAGCCTTAATTTTTACAGCAATATTATCAATAAAACTTATACCATTTATAGCTATAACTGGGTTAGGATTTTTGTTAATAAAAATTAAAAATATGCGTAAAAAGTAAAAAATAAATATTACTTTAGCGTAGCAAAAAGAGAATTTATGTCTAATTATGAACGTATCATAAGTAGAGTATCTGAACGTACTGGCTTCAGTAAAGCTACAATCAAATCAATCTTACATAGAATCTTTAAAGAAATAGGATTTATACTTATTACAAGTAAATCACCAATACTTATAAGAAGATTCGTCAAGATAGTTTTGGCGGTAGCAACACTTAAAAAGCTTAACAGAGATATAAAACGATATGAAACAAGAAAAAAGTAAAACTATGGATTTTAAAAAATTAAATCAACCAGTGGAAATGGAGCAGATAGACTTCAGAGTACAATCAATTAACAAAGGTGGCTATGCTACAATCTTAGCCTACAAAGACGCAAGATATGATATGAATGTCTTAGACGCAGTTGTAGGCCCTGAGAACTGGAGCAAAAGCTACGAGGTAAAAGACGGTAGACTTTACTGTACTGTGTCTGTATACAACCCGACTATCAATCAGTGGGTCAGTAAACAAGACGTAGGTACAGAGTCTAATACTGAAGCTGAGAAAGGTCAAGCTTCAGACGCATTTAAGCGTGCATGCTTTAATTGGGGTATAGGTCGTGAGTTATACGATTTTCCTCTAATACAAGTCAAACTAGAGCAAGGCGAATACCAAGAGGTAGGAGGTCGTGCTAAAGCTACTTGGGGATTAAAACTCAAAGAGTGGACTTGGGGCGCAAAGCGCGATGATAAAGGCAGTTTAATCCAGTTGGCTGCCAAAGACCAAAATGGTAAAGTAAGATTTAACTGGAAAAAGTAATTATTTAATATTTAAAACTAAAATTATGATTCAAATGGAAGCTTTTAATTTAGCAGAATTTAAAGGAGGGAACACTAACTTTAAAAAAGATGGTAAGTACCCAGACAGAGTAACACCAGGCGGGTACGTCTGTACTGTAACAGGTGTTAAAAACTCTACAGAAATAGAAGGATATGGTGGTTCACCATTCATAGAGTTCTATATGCTAACAGAGTGTGGTAAACAAGCTAGTGCAAGATTTTGGGTAGTCAAACAAACTGACAGCTCTAAGTCTAAAGACTGGAAAAAGAAACAGTTAAAAGACTTTCTTATGAACTGTGGAGTAAAAGAATTTACTACAGACGCCATAGCTTGTAAGGCAGCTATTAACAAAAGAGTGCAATGTGCTTTTGTTTCTGAAGAATACATTGGTAAGAATAGAGATACTAAACAACCAGAAAAGAAAACAGCAGTTAAATATCTGTGGTCTTCTGCTATGGGCAAAAAGTTGACCTATGATTCTAAGTACAATAAAACATTGTCTCAAGATGATATGAATTTATTGTCTTCATTAAATCAAATGGATGTAGAGCCACAAGTGGTTTCTCAGTCTCATGAAGATGCAGACTTACCATTCTAAATTTTAAATTATGAACCAGATATTTATAGGGGGTAATGTACCCTCTAGCAAAAACGGTAAGAGATGGACGGGCAAAATGCTTATCCACTCTAAGACTGTGATGAAATACATCAAGTCTACAAAAGCTGATTACTTATCGAACAAGGAGAATTTTAAGTCTTTGTTGAAGGGTAAAACAGCCCCCTATAAAATATCATTTACATTTGTTAGGGGATCTAAACATAAGTTTGATTACATAAACCCGTGTCAAACTGTTCAAGACCTAATGGTTAAGTATGGTTGGTTAGAAGATGATAACTGTGAAAACATAATACCATCATTTGAACCATACACATACGATAAAGCTAACCCAGGTGTAATTATAAAAGTATTATAATGAAACAAGCAAAGAAGTTTATAGAAGATTATTTAGTTAAACATAAAATAAGTAAGAAAGAGTTTATGTCTAGGAGCAGAAAGCGTGAGCTAGTATTTCACAGACTAATAGTGTCTAATGTATTAAGGCGTGTATTTGATTTAGGCTTAGATAATTGTGGCAAGTTAATTAATAGAGATCATTCTTCTGTTATATATCATGTCAAAGAATATGATAAGTTAAGCAAGATATACAAAGATTATTTTAATGCATATGCTGTTGCTAGCTCGTTTGCTAAGTCATACTTAGATGATAAAGACAAACACGCAGACATAGTACACAGATTATTAATATCTAACAATGTTCTTAGAGAAAACATTACCTCTAAAAAAGAAGAAATAGAAGATATTAAAACTGAAATGTTTAAACTAAAAAGACAAATCAAAGAATTAAAACAAACTAATAAAGAACTAAAGTATAATTATGTTTAATAAAAAGAAAGAGAAAGCGTATTTAGATGCACTGTCAAATCAAGAGTATACTATAATGGTAGTAGAACATGTATTAGAACAAATGAAAAACATACATAAAACACCAGAACATTATGAAGATTTGTATAAAAAGATTTGCGAATTGCACGAAGATATAGAGCGTAGCGCTAAGGATTTGCCTAACTACGAACTATACAAAAGAGAATTTAGAAAACAAGACCTAGAACAAAACTAAAACTATGATAACACAAGAGAACTATTATGATGATAAAGAGCATGTAACAAATTCAATGCTCAGTTGGCTAAAACAAAGCCCTGCATACTTCAAGTCTCAGATAGACAAAAAGTCTGTCCCGACTGATGCTATGACATTTGGCTCTGCATTTCATTGTGCAGTGCTAGAGTCTGATAAATTTGATGATTTGTATTATGTAATACCAAAGCTTGACAAAAGAACTAAAGCTGGCAAAGAAGACTTTGCTAATCATATGTCTAAAGCAGGTGACAAGGTTGTAATAACAACTGATCAATATTCTAGGATACTAGCAATGAAAGATGCAGTTTATAACAACAAAACTATGTCTGAACTGTTTACATCTAATGAAGGTGTAGCAGAGTCTGTAAATATATGGGAAGAAAAAGTACAAGATAAAAATGGTAAAAACCATGTAATTAAATGTAAGAGCCTTATAGATTTACGTAGAGACAATGATGACTTAGTTGTAGATTTAAAGACTACTACGTCTGTATCTGCTTTTACATCTAGTATTAGAAAGTTTGGTTATGATAGACAAGCTGCATTTTATTTACGTGGATTACAAGCTAACGGTCTGGTAAGTCCAGATGCACGTTTTGTATTTGCTGTAGTAGAAAAAGAAGCGCCATATGAAATAGCTATGTTTGAGCTAGACAAGTCTGTTATGGACGAAGCAAACTTGCACATAGATAGTTTACTGCAAACCTATCAACAGTGTATTGCCGAAAACTATTATCCAAAAAAGTATGAGCAATTCAATGGTGAATTAAATTTAGTAACATTAACATCGGAAGATATTTATAAATAAAACAATGAAAAACACAGTAGTATTTGAAGGAGGAGTAGACGGCATCAGAACAATGGTCGACTCATCATTAAAAGTAACATTAGGAACACCTGAGTTATCGCCTGAAACAATGGCGAGACTTTTTGGTTTATTAAAGCAACCTGGATACATAGTCATATCTACATCGCCAGTTCAAAAAGAAATGGTAGACTTAGTAGAGACTGCGGGTCAGGAGGCTGAGTTTGAAACTAAAACACCAAGTCAAAGAATGCGTAATGTAATCTATAGACTGTGGGAAAAGGAACAGCCTAGAGAAATGAATCCAGAAGGCGTATCAACTATAGTAGAGTTTGACTTATACTATAGACGTAAAATGAATAACATTATAGAACATTTAAAAAGTAAATTATCATGAAAAACTGGAACAGTATATCAAAAGAATGGCAAGACATAATAAAGCCTGATACAAGAGAAAAGGCTATGCTTGCTAAATTTTTAAACTTTCAAGACTGGAGTATAAAACGTATAGCAGAAAATTTAAAACTAAGTGAATCAAGAATT